CATTAGCACCTGGAGTAGATTCTGGAACAAAATGAATTAGATTTTTACTATAATGAGAATCGTTAGGATCTACCCCCTCTTTTTTAACATTATCACCACATCTAAATTCTCCAGAGCGAACCCCCCAATAGTTATTTGAATTAGTTTCTGAAGCTAAAATAAACTTAGGAATACTATCTGAACTATACCCAGTGAAACCTGAGCTCCCCATTCCACAGCCACTAATAGTACCAGGGTCTTCAGGAGAATTACCTACCCAAACGTAACCGGAATCACCTATTAAAATTTTAGAACCCTTTAACCTTACATCATCCCCATCAAACCATAGATACTTAGTTCCCTGTAGTCCACCAGAACCGTCATTAGCTATATTATTACCTATTCTAAACTCAGGAGAATTACCAGTCCAATCATGTTCACTAGTTAACAAACCTACTTGGTAAGTTCCTCCTACTTTAAACTCTACACCTTTTTTATATATTCTAGAAGCCGTGCCAGAGGGGTTAAGCCACTCACTTCCTATATTTAAACTTCCATCTCCTGTTATTAACATGTCTCTATGTAAAACAAGCCCAGAAATAGGATGAAAAACTAAAGTAGAACTACTAGCATGAGTAGTATCTCCACCAATTCTAATCTCTCCAGCTTTAACATCTCCACCCCAGTAAGAATCAGTAAAATCACTTCCTGCAATTAGTAAAGTAGCAGTAGAAACTCCTTGGTCTTTATTAAAAGCTGAAATTCCTTTATCTCCAATTCCACAACCCGAGATACCAGGACCTTCACCTACCCAAACATGACTTCCAGGGCTAACCTCTATATTAGCGCCTTTAATATAAAAACTCGAGTTTCCATCATACCATAAATAGTGATCTCCGTTTAATTTATCTGATTGAACTTTAGTAACATCATCACCAATTCTAAATTCTCCAGCTTTAACATCAATACCCCAATAATCAGAGGTACCTAAGTCTTTTGCTCCTAACAAGAATTTAGGAGTTGAAGATACATGCTCTCCTGATGTGTTAATCTGAGCATTTATCCCATATACCCCGTATTCATTTATCCCACAACCAGAAAAGTACTTAATATCTTCCCAAACAAACTCAGTAATAGGGGTATTATCCTCTTTAAAAAGTTGTCCAGTATGAACTAAACCTCTAACTAATAAAGAGCCGTACATATAAGCAGAGCCGTCTTCCGTATTAAGAGAGAAAGTTTTAGTAAGATTTTCAGGGTCTTCAGTAAATGCATGATAACCTCGAATACCTTTGGAGTCTATCATTACCCCACCATGCTCATCAAAGTAATCAGGCATCCCTGAAGTAGAAATCCCATACTCAAATACTCTGTACGCATTCCAATTGTCAAGATAAATAGAACCTAAAGTTTGCGATTCTACTTCTATCCCTAGCGTGAAAGTTTTAGCATCTTCTGCGTCTAGTCTAAGTGCATAATCAAACCTATGCCACACATCTTCTTCATAAGTAACTAAAGTTGAAGTATCTAGTTCGTTTGTGTCAGTTACGACTTTAATTTTTACAGTTCCATTAAACCCGTCAGTTACTTTATAAACAAAAGAACCTCTAATAATTATTTGACCATCAGATTTTTTATCCCCTTTCACTAGGATAGATGATGTGCTGGTAGATTGATAACAAGGCCCCCCTTGATAGCCTCCAGTATTCTGCCAAACTATTCCACCGACAGTAATAAACTCTACTATATTATCAAAGCTAGGGGATTGAATTATATTAACATCAGAAGAAACTGACCTAATAAGGGGGCCCGAAATACTTAAGCCAGTATTTGGATTATATCTTAGCCAGTTTTTCCCAACTAAGGTTCCCCCATCTTCTTTAATATTATCTCCTACCCTAAATTCACTAGCTAAAGTTTTACCCCAACTATAATTCTCAAAAGATTTAGCAGCTAATAAAAATTTAGGAACTGAACCTAGCTCAGTTCGTTTTATTCCGTAGAGTCCAAAAGGGTTAAATCCTATACCCCCGTACCCATCTAACGTTGGTTTTCCATAAAGAGCAGGATTAAAATACCCTGAATGAAACCCTGCGTTAAGTACATAAGGATAAAGGTTATCTTTCAAGCCACCACTATTTTCTATATTTTGTGGATTTATAGTAACAGCAGGGAACCCTTTTAATAAAGTCCCTGCTGCTCCTGGAAATGTAGAAGCCATTTATATCTCCTTAATAAACGAGGTATAGCCATAATCGAATTCCTCACTTAAAATCAAGTGTTGCGCCCCTACCCAAAAAGACTCTCCAATTTCAGCTACCCTCTCTACTTTAAGAATATAATTACCCTCTGCAGTTTTTGTAGCAGGGGGCATTTTATAAATATTCTCCCCTCTAAAAAACGGGTAAATTTGAACTTGTGTGTAATCATTAGCAAGTCCTCCTGCAGCAAATAGTAAATCATTATATCTTGTTGGGATACTAGCATGTGTAAAATTAAAAAACTCTATTCCAGTGGTTTCGTCAGTTAAAAGTTGAACACCCTGAAGGTCTACAACAACTCTATCCCCACAAGTTTGAGCCCTCCAATACTTCCAAGCGTTCTCTTTCATAATCTCTCTGTTCCAAAGACTTACCCCCTCTTTTAAGTAAGTAGTATTAGGAGTAAAAATCTTTACAGAATTATCTTCGACTGAGTATACATAAATTGTATCTGATGTAGTATTATTAGAAGAGACCCCTCTAGCTAGTCCATTATCTGGCGTTGTAGCAAACACTCTAATGGGGAAAAATCCGTGATGTCTGCTACGTACAACAGTACCCGCTTTGTGAGCTTTATTGATTTTTAAAGCAGTAGGATAAGTAGAATCCATATTAGCAATATAGAGTGTCTTATCAGAATTTCCTTTTACAAATACTATGTCTTCAAAATCAAGCGCCAAAATACAAGTAACATTTCCATTACCGTCTGTAGGTAAATCTTTAATACTAGATACTGTGATAGAAGAGTCGTTAACTGTACAATCTGCAGTTAAAGTTATTGATAAGGGGTCTAACCAAGTAGTACTAGAATCTTTTTTACGTGCAACCCAAAGTCCATAAAACTCATGACTAGGGTCGTATAGCCAAGCTTTTTTCCCTGAAACTTCACACATAAAATCATAATATCCAGGATTTGATGTAGACTCATAAACAGTGGATTTTACAACTTCAGGAAACTGTAAAAAGTCTCGCATATAATCCATATAAATATCTGCCACAGGACACCACTTATTTGGAATAGTAACATGCCTAAACTTAAAGATAAAAATAGGCTTTACTTTGTACTCGTAAGTGGTTATATTATTCATCCCATCATCAGTAAAAGTGGTTGTATCACCAGCTACTTCTGCAATTCTTACCCACTTTTTTGTTATTCCAGCAGATACATTATTCATATTACCAAGTCTTCTATAGATTTGATACTTATGAACTTTTAGTACACCATCAGTAACGACTTTTGGCTCTACCCAACTCCCGTAAACAGGAAGGGAGGTTCCTACCATATTACCTTCCAAATTCGTGTAGGATGTCTCAGCTTTTACTTCAAACTGTTGAGGTGCACAATTCTCTTCAGTAAAATTATAATTAGCAAAATCCGTAATCAAATGTAAGTAACCATCTAACCTAAACAAATCAGAGGAGTACTCACAGGCTTTTACGGAGACTAGGTCTTGGTCTTTTATAGTAGTTTCTAAGACTATTAAATCTTTATATAACAAATTAGTCTTACCAATAACATATAAAGCATCTTTCGGAAAACTAGTCGGTACGTGGAGCTCACTCGACACTCCAATAACTGGAACTCCTGTGTCAAAAGAATGAGACTCTACATTATAAATTTGATAAGAATTAGAGCCTTGATTAAACACTAGAATCTTATAAGTTTCCCCTTGTGAAAACGGAAATAACTTATCAAGAGTAAAGGTGTCTATTGTAGAAGAAACTATTCTTCCAGAATAAGTTTCTGGGTCATCCTGTACTACACTCCAATCCACTAACTCATATTGTAACCCTATTACATCACCAAGTACTATATTATAACCTACAAGAGAAGTAGTAAATTCAAAGTTATGACGCACTAGATTAGAACTTCTTATAGCCTTTCTGAGCTTTCTGTAAGCCCTATACCTATTAGTTATACCAAAAAGGTCAACATGCATACTTTTATTAGTATCGTCAGTAGTATCATAGGCTTGCAAATTTAAATTTATACTAGTCTGCTCAAAATCATTATCTGCATCATAGAATTCTCCTTCTACAGCATTAATAAAATCACTAGTACTCTGAAACGTTTCGGCTAAGGAATCCTTAACTATATTAGATGAAGTAAAAATCATACTTGGAGTTAGTACTGGATCTTCTTCTGTGTTACCGTACTCCGTAAAATCTCGCTCCCATGTAACCGATATTCTTTTCCCTATTAATACAGGTTGGGCATCTGCTGTTTTTAGTATTTTTACTAAACAAGCCCATAGTGTAAGATCATCATCAATAACTCCATTACACGTATGTCTTTTTGGGACGTATTCTCCCTCCTCTAATATAAATTCATCAGGATTTTTAGAAAGTACGTAGCTTAGTCCATCTATTTGCACTGGATCGTTACAATAATCAAAGAACTCTAAAAATTTAGGTAAATCAACTAACTTATTAAAATTAGCCCCTTTACTAGCATTTGTGCAAGAGCCTCCAAGACCTGCGCCATAAAAAGTATCATATAAAATATTTAAACAAATAACAGCAGGGTTATTAGAGCGTCCAGTACTCCAAGAAGAAATATCTAAAGTACCATTAGGAAGCCTAAAAGATGAAGTTCCAATAACTTGAAGATCTGGTAGAGAGTTATTTAAAGAAGCTGTTGCGTTAATACTAATGCCCAGTAATGGAATACCTGCATAATTTAAGGTTTCATCATAATTTACTTCAGTAACTCTATGTAATTTTAAATCAATAGAAAGCTGCTCTGGAGTTTCATCAGGATGCATGTGCTTATGGGCTTCGTCAGGTTGATAGTACACATCGAAGTAACCTTCGTTTAATTTTACACCATGACTATACTGCCGAACCTTTACTTCGTAAACATAAGGGGTTCCCAGCTCATCTCTAGCCTGTAAATAACCTTCTGAAGTTAATTGGATTAGTGGATAAGAAGCAACTTGTGTTAATGGCGTATCATCAGGATTCCCCGCAGATGGAGTAAATCTAAGTAACTCTGTAATAGATTGTTTTATCATTACTGATTCTTTATAGCACCCAATAAAATACTTGGGACTTCCTTCATTTTCGTCAATAACTGAAGGGGGTCTATTATACCCAGAAGTATTAGTTGGGGCTAATAATGAAGCTGCGACAATTACACCATTTAACTTCTGGATAACAGTATACTCAAAAGAAACCCAAGCAATACCGTATCTAACAGGATTTGATCTTCTAACGTCGCTATAAAAGAATCCATTTAATGCAACAAAATAAAAGAAAATATCCTCTACACCAAAAGTGGAAGAAGTAGGATAAGTAATAGCAGGTCCGGGTTCTGTCTCAGACATAAACCACTTGCTAGGACCTAAAGAAATCTGCCCCTCTACTACTTTAGCTTTCTGAGCATGGCTACCTTTTTCAATCGGGTAAATACAATTATTGCGCTTAAGAACCTTAAGAACATTGTCTGATACTTTTTCTACATAAAAAGTATCTTCCCAGTATTGATCCGGCTCGGTTTTTGTAGTCCCTTTACCATACACTCCTGGAGACCTAATATTTTTACTATCAAAAGCTAGGATATGAGCACCAGAAGGGAAAGGAACATCTTCTGTTACAACCTCCACAGGCACGTGTACTATCTCCGTCAAAAAACTAACGTCCCCACCATCATATACTATACAATAATCAGTGTAATCAGCAGAAGACTGATCAATACTAGAACAATCAACATCCTTAATAACATGGCTTACTTCATTGGATTTAATTTTAATAAAGAAAGGAGTTGTAGTTTCTGGTAAAATATCCTCTAAAGTACCAGAGCCATCCTCCAAGCATTTTCCTAAACAAATGATATCCCCGTTTAACTCTTCTAACTTTTCGTATTTGAGAGTCGCATTATGTATGACATGGCTTGCTTTCTCTAGTAAAAAATTGGGGTAAAATTCAGTTGTAAAATCAGGTAGTAAAACTTCGTTTGGTAGGAGGGGTTGATTATCTAGTTCTGCATACCTGTAGATAGTAGGATCAACATCTGGGTAATGCTCCTTAACATCAGGAAAAGCACGAATTGGAAGTTGGTTAATATCGCCCTTTGTATAATAAACAGCCAACTCCTCGTCTTCCGTAGCTTTATAATTAGCTGCGTCAATTTTAGATAGAGAAACACTCTGTACAGATTCTAAAGGATTAGAGCACAGCCCATATAATAAATGAATATTATCATACAAAGTATGCATACTTTGAGTTTTTACTTCGGTTTTAGAAGAAGCTGAGATAAGGTTTCCAAATAGGGGAAAGGTACCCAAAAGGATTGGAATATTTAACATTGCTTCAGATTTAGTTGCACCCTTCCCCCACAGGTACGTAGCATACTCAGGACGATTATCAGATAAATCTAATACATCAGGAGCAAAAATAATATTTAGTACAATACTTATGATTATAGCTACTATCATTTGTACTAAAGGCCAACCTATGTGGTAAGACAAATAAATAACTTCTCCGTCCTCTGGAATATGACTACCTAGCAGAACCTCTCCTTTCTTATTATAAAATTCTGCTTCTTCGTCTGGTATATAGGATTTTAAGTTTTTTCCAGAAGTATAAGACAAAAGTTTTACATCTAGCCCAAAATCCATAGCAAAAGGATCATTTATTTCATATATAATTAACGACATAATCGGTACACCTTTACAGGGATTATAAACTTAAAATTATTAGAAAACTTCTCAATACAGACAAAGTGTTCAGCGTGTATAAAATACTTATCGTCCAAAACGACCCCTACGTGGTTCTTACCGAATAAGAGAACGTCCATAAACTGTTTATTTTTAAAGTCAACTTGCTTCCAAAATACTAAAGAGGAAGAGTCAGCTACATCTTTTGAGTAAGTGTACACTAACTCTTCTCCACCTAGTACAAGTTTATTAAGAAAAGTAATATCTGGTTGAGTAAAGGATGCTGGATTTCTAAAAGACAGCTTTACACCAAAGCATGCATACAAGTAAGTTACTAGAAGCCAGCACTCTTTCTCAACAGGTAATCCTATCACTTCTTTTAGCAATCTACTAAATTCTTTAGTAGTTTTAAACATAAGAAATATCCCCACGATCTATTGTAGGAAATCCTCCAAATCCAATATACTTTGGTGTTACGTCAGGCTGATTTAACAACCCAAACTCCCAATACTTTTTACAAGTCTGATAAGACTTATTACACTCTACTGGAAGGGTTTCCTCAGTATCTTTTTCTTTCAAACTAGTAAAAGTATCGGGTTTTAACCAACAATGTTCTCCTAGAAACAAAAAATTGCAAAAGTCTCTAACGTATTTTTTACTTGGTATTTTTGTTAATAAATAATTAGATGCGCCTAGTCTTAAAGTAACATAATCACTTATAGAAGCACCTATAACTTTATAAGAAAATTGCAACGGGTAATCTTCTTTTACCTGATAATTATCTTTATATTTCATATTTAAAAAATATAAAGTTAACCCAGAGCCTATTACACTTGAACTTAATCGTCTACTTATTTCCAAGGTGTTAAAAAAAGAAACATTAGTAGAGGATAAAGATCCGGTAGAAGTTTGAGAAAGAGCAGCTAACTTAAAAGGATAAGCAAACCACTCTTCCCCATTCCAGGAAACATTTTCGTTATTACAAGCGCATCTTGTAAATGTACCAAAATCTTTCTCAAACTCAATTAACATTATCCAAGGGTAAGTAGATCGAAGTGTAGTTAACTCCTCTAATAAATTAATATCAGTAGTTTTTGGCATTTTAAACTTCCTCAAATTGCATTGAAACGTTCCAATATTTATCTTCTCTGTTTCTAAGTACTAAACTATACTTAATACTATTTTTTAAAACAACTGTACTATATTCTCCAGTACAATTATCCTCCCAATCTAAGAAGTATTTAAAAGCTCCTACCGATTTAACCGATTTTTCTAAATTAAGGAGTTTTTCATAATCCTCATTAATTAAATAATCAAATTTTAAAGACCAGGACATTCTATCTTTCGTGTACTTAGGCCTTATAAAAGTGTAGCCATCCATAGTTACAGATGACTTCACCTCTTTTTTTAATTCTTTATTAAATGGGAAACTTGGACAATCATTTAAGCAAACATCAATATCAGTATCAGCTATTGAATCATAGTATTGAAAAATTAAATACATTTTTAGTTCCTCCCTATAGATTGGGAGATAACCCCATTAGAGTTTAAATCTTCTAAAATTATACCTGTTAATCTATCTTTCTCCATTGTATAATCTACTACTTGCACCTGAGAACTTGAGTTATTAGTAACTTGAAAACTAGGGGAAGCTCCAAATCTAACATTACTAGTATTTACGGTACTAGGTACTGTAGAAGCAGAGGAACTAGAAAACTCTCCAAAAAACCTACCATTAGTTTTCAGAGAGTCAAATACTCCCGTAGTTGGGTCAGTTCCCATCTCTGAAAGATTAAAAGTACTACCAGATGTGGCTGACGTTGTGGCTGCACCAAACCCCCAGTTAGCAATAGCAGAAATTATAGTCTTCGCTATAGTAGTTCCTAAAGCGTTTTTGTCATCTAGTCTACTACGTTTTTGACCTCCCCCAAAAATACCACTCATAAAATCTGTCTCAAAAAGATCATCTAAGCCATTTTTTAGTAACTTTGCAGCAGCTAATTTCGCGAAAGACTTAAGGATACTCTTAGCCATATCTTTAAATGCCTCAGATACGCTCTTTGTCCCTTCAATTAAAGCGTCTAACTCGTTACCTATACCAGTCTGTAAAATATCCTTTGAGTCTTGTTTTAATTGTGTATAAAATCTGTTGTGCTCTTTAAGTAAATCTTTATTCATCTTTTTAAATTGAGCGAGTTCTTCCTCCCTCAACTTCTTTAACTTTGGATCGATTTTGGTATCTGCGTCTAACAACCGTTGTTTTGCAGATACTAACTGGTCTAAAACCGTGAATAATTGCTCTCTTATTTTAGTAGCTTCTAAATCTAACCCGTCTGTAACAGCAGAATCCAGAGTATCTTTTAAATACTCAAAAAATTCAGAGAAATATGATACTTCTTCCTTTAGGTTGCGAAGTTTCTCTGCAGCAATTCTTTCTTCTTCGTTAAAATTGTCTTTTCTGTCCTTTGATGCCTGCAACCGTTTAGTAGAATTAACTAAACTTGGATTTTTAATCTGAAGTTGTTCAATAGCATTATCATTTAGTTTGTCAGCCCAGTGTTTAGCTGCTTTTCTAAATTTTTCTTTTTCAGCATCAGTCTGTGCTGAAGCAAACATATTATCAGCAATAGCTTTTTCTATTTTAAGACGGTTAGCTTCTGCAACTAAAGCAACAATTTTTAACTTATCCTTTTTTATCTCAAACTTTTCACCAAATTTAGTTAAGAAGATATTGATTAAAGCAGCACCATCTAGCTTACCATCAAGGTCTTCTTCATGGAGGATAGCCTTCATTGCATCTACTACTTGAAGAATCGTATTATCGTGTAGAGTTTTAATTTCCTTAGTAGCATCCTCATATGCTTTCCCAGAAGTTTTAACTAAATTATGAATATTATCTACTTCTGTTGTGTACTCTTTTGTGTATTTAGACATTACACTAGAAAATAAATCAACTACTTCAGGGTCTCTCATATCTAACACAAAAGATTTCTTTACATTTTCTCCTCGTTTAACAGTTTCTCTAAAACTTCGGAGTGCGGCTATCTGAGGGTTCGTAGCTGTTCCCGCAGTTTTTATATTATCAGTTAAAACTTTTAACTTGGATTTGTAATCTTTTAAAATAGTACTAAATTCTCCGATACCATCTAAAGAAGTTACAAAACCTTTATTAGTATAACTTTTAATATCGTTATTTAAATTACTGGTCTCTACGGTTATTTCAGAAAAGAGTTTACTTATCTCCTTAGTGCTTTTTATATAACTCTCTCCAGCTTTTTTTACTACTGCTAACCTACTTCCCTTACTAGGACTTATACTCTCGATAGCCCCTTCAGTAATTATAGAACCAAATTTTCCTAAACTCTTCTTAAGTGTTGCTAATGCTACACCTTTCCAGTTAATTACAGGAGACTGCTTAATAATAGTTTCTTGCTTCTTGAGATATTTTTTATGAAAATCTGTAAGGCGCTTTAAACTTTCGCTAGCAGCGTTACTTATTGCAGTATAGTCTTCTGTTTTAAAAGCTTCTGCAATACTATCTATTCCTTGTTGGTGAATTTTTCCAACAATAGAAAGCGCCTGATTGTCTCCTTGTAAACTCTTCTTTATATCCTCAGTACGTTGGGTTAAAAGTTCTTTATAATCTTTCTCAGCGTTTCCTAGAACTACTCTTTTTACTGCCTTCGGTACATTATAATGCTCTAAAGCAGCTAACGAACTTTTAAATTTCAAAGTATCCGCAGAAGCTTTTCCAAAAGATACTGAAAGCTCAGTAAGACTAGTCTTAAACTTTTCAAAGTTTTTAGCACTATTCCAGACTGAATAACCAACAGCCCCTATAGCAGTTACTACAACGCCTAGTGTAGTAGCTAAAGGGAGCATAGCTGGAGTTAATCCGGTTATTGATCGTAGAATCACTAATAATCTAGGGCCGCTACCTCTAGCAATAGATGTAAAAACTTTCTGTAAAACATTGAAAGCCCCTGTGAGTTTCTTAATTGAGAACAACGTGCTGCGAACACCTATATAAGCAAAAAACCCAGAAACAACGCTTTCAAGAATAGTCATTAATTTTATAGTTTTAGGTAAACTGCTATTAAAGGATTTTAATACAGAAGTAGCTACTCTTACGTCTATAGCTAAGTCTTTTGCAAAAGTATTACCCATAGATACGTTAGTTTCTACTAAAGTATCTTGTAGTTGTTTCCAAGAGAGTTTTAAACTAAGTAATTGCTCTTCTGCCATCCTAGAAGCAGTACCAGAAGCCTCAATAGCTTCTTGCATAAGCTCAATAGACTTAGTACCAGCACTAGTTAACGCAAGGACAACATTAGCACTTCTAGCACCAAATATATCAACTAAATTAGCTCTACTTAATTTTCCAAGTTCTGCTATTACTTGCTTAACACCTTTAGTACTAGCATTTAAATCTCGTTTACTAAGTCCAACACTAGCTAGAACTTTTTTAGCCTTTCTAGTAGGCGATGTTAGTTTTAATAACATCATACGAAGTCCAGTAGCTGAGGTAGTAGCTTTCATTCCAGCATTAGCTAAAACCCCTAAGAGTCCAATAGTCTCATTTAAAGAAACACCTGACTGATGAGCAGCGGAAGCAACGTAACCAAAAGCTAAGTTTAAGTCTCCTAAAGTTAATCTACTATTTACTACTGCGTTAGCTAAATTATCAGAAATTTCAGAAATTTCAGTAACACTAAGTTTATAGGCTCTGACTACAGTAGACACTAAACTAACTGACTCTTCTACTGAAGCACTAGTAGCAGTGGCTAACAAACTAACTGGTCTAATAGCTTCAATTACTTCATCGCCTCTAAAACCTGCTTGCGCTAGAATTTTAGCTGCTTTTGCAACTTCCATCATTGAAAACTTAGTAGACGTTCCGACATCTCGTAGCTCTTTGTCTAACTTACTAAGAGAAGAAGCTGTACTGCCTGATACAGAAGATACCTGAGCTAGTAAATCACCGTACTCCCCAGTATCTTTTAAAATATCTCCAGGGATAGCCAATGCCTTAAAAGTAAACGCTTTTATAGGATACCACATGGCTTGCATTTTTGCAAACTCTTTAGCAGTTCCTAACATTGAGCTCCTAACTACATTAGGCTTCTTTTTACTATTATTTACTACCCTACTTTGTTTCTCATACTCAGTAGTTACATCTTTTACGGACTTAGCAGCCTTTTTATTTCCCTTAACCGTAGCCATTGAAAACTCTGTTATTTCTTTTGTTAGGCTACGAATTTTTGTATCTATTGTTTTAATTTCTTTATCAAGATCGCCTAGAACATTACCTTTTTTCTTTCTAGACATGCTTCTTCTTAAAAGCTCACTTGATTCCCGAACTCTGTCGAAATGAACCTTTAGTTCTTTAAGTACTTCTATGGGTCCGTTACTTGCCATCATTACTCCTTTTACTAGCACTCTCTGCTTTTAAAATTATATCTTTATATACAAAGAGTACATTCAAAGTAGAGGGTAAACAACCTGTACCCATATCAGCTAATAAAGTTGATTTTAGTACACTATACACCTCCGCACATTCTTTAGGAGGAACAGTTAAAGGGCATTGAGTTAATAAAGTATCCCCATTTATTATTATAGCACAAGGGGAAAACTTATTATTACAATTTCTGGGAATATCTAGTTTTTTCCCTTGACAAAAAGAGCAGTCCCACGTAGCTTTTGTTGCGTCATCTAGACTAGAGTACCACCTAAGTATAATTACATATTGGTACAAAAAGTCTAGATCTATACGTTTCCCTCAGTTAACTCTTTAATAAAACTATATAGCTCAAGTAAAATCGCAGTATCATTAAATTTTTGAAAATTCTCTTTAGAAAATTCAATAGCTTTATTGTCAGCGTCAACTAAGTTCTTCCAACCTACTACACAAGAATCTAAAGCCAAGTCAATTAAGTCTGAAATTGGTAACTCAGTACTTTCTAACTCTTCATTATCATCTACTGACTGTAAAATTTTCTCCTGAGTGTCTAATACAGTTTTCCTAGAAGGGGGAACACAAATAAAGGTAAGTGGGTTTGTTTCGTTTTTCTGTGATTCGGGAATAAATTCTTTAGGGGTGTTTGTTAGAACGTACATATACTTTCTCCTTCGTATTAAGTACTTTGTTAGAAATAAAAAGAGCCAGACTCTCCGATAGAATCTGGCTCAATAAAAGGCTATCTAATCTTTATAGAAAAGCTAACAGTAACTCATCATCTCCAGTGTTAGGTTCACAACTAAAAGATGAAGTATACTTAAAAATGCCTGATTCTTCGGCTACACTAACGTCAGAAAACTTTAACTGAGGGATAGATATAGCAACAATATTACCACTAGTAGTATCAAATACTTTAGTACCATTAGCATCTAAGCTTTTTGCGTAATTAAAAATGCCTCGTAAAGTGTACTGAGTATCATTTTTAAAAGCTACTTGGAAATCCTTATTAGTATAAAAAGTGTTTAAACTACCTGTACAAGCTCTGCTGGTTCTTATTACTTCACCGATACCCGTAGTAGCGATACATTGTTTCTTAAATACTTCGTTAGTAATATTTAACTGGATATTACTAATACACTCTTGAAAGTATTCATTAGACGACTGATTAATCATAAAAATATCAGCTAATTGGACTACTAAAGGACTAGTATTTTCGCTATCGAAAGTAGTGTTAATTCCAGTATAAGAAGCTGGACTAAATGCGACAGAGTCATACCCTATTTCTGCACCTTCAAATGAAAATGCGGGGAGACAAATCTGTCCAGTACTAAAATCGATTTCCATTGATGTGCCAGAAAGTCCAGTCCAATGTTCTTTCGTAATATCTCCCCGGAAGTAATCTGCGTTAACTTCAGGAGTTGCCAAAACCTGAGATTGATCAAGATTTTTTAAGGAAAATAAATAACCACAATCTACTGTATCACCACTACTAATAGCAGCGTTATTTTCAGTTATAATTTCAAGACTAGTTCCGTCAGTTATACTAACTATAAAACCTATAGTTTTTATGACACCCGCACTATGAATTCTAAGAGGGAACCCTACTTGAAATCCTGTAGTAGAAGAAACTGGGATAGTCACTTTATAAATTTCTGGAGAAGTTCCAGGTTCTTGTACGTAATCTCCTACTACCAAAGCAGAAGAGGTGGTAGTCGACAAAGTATCATCAACATTTTCCCAAGGGTCGCCTGCAACAGGTCCAATAAGCGCTCCAAAAACAGCTTTATAAAGTAAAGCAGATTCTGGGGCTTTATTACACTCTCCAGAGCCATGAAGTTCTACTGTAATACTAGCGCTAGTAGTTTCTAATCCTCTGAGCGGAGCGTATGTAGAAAACGCTTGTCTATTAACGTTGCGTTCAATAGAATCGTAAGTATCTGAAAAATCAGGGGCCCCACTAACTTCAATATTCCTAGCTGATGTTAAAACAGGTTCTCCAGAGCTATCAGACGGCATAACAACAAGTGTGCTAGCCTTTAATAGAGCAGTTGTCATAGTTGTTTCTCCTATAAGCAATAAAAATGGGCTTTATTTGCCCTTAATTAAATCAATTCGTAATAAAGCACTAATAGGGAGGCGTTCTATCCAAGTTTTACACTTCCTACAACGTACATTTACTAATTGTTCTTTATAATTAATTTGAATAACACTTGTTGACTTAATTATAAACCCATCACTAATAATATTATTGCAATTTTTACATTTTATCATCGTGTAAGTGCCGTAAATACTAACGTAGCTAATGAATAAGGGTGAAAATGCCCACCAGAATTCATAATGTTAGTAGGGTTTAAGTTTATGATAGTACCTTTTAAAGTATAATTATCTTTAATTAGGTCAAAAATAGTATCAATAAGTTCATCCATTGAGAAATCCGTAGTATGATGCCTTGTACCTAAATCTATATTAAGAGTTATTGTTCTAAGATAATTAGTGGTAGATACGGATCCCTCACTTATGTTTTCTGAACCTAAACTAATCCAAGCGATAGGAAAACTTCGTTCATTCTCAATATCTGTAGGCTCTGTATATATTTTCTTAAACAAATTAGTGTCATTTAATATTTCTTTTACTGCTAGTATTATATCCTGTCTCTTTCCCATAATTTACTCAATAGTCCTTTGAGGGAAGTATTTTATCTTAAAAGTGCCCCATTTATTATCAAAGGCTCTCTGTCCTATAGACTCGATATCAATACCACCTCTACTCCATGGCTGCTCATCAACATTAATTCCATAGCCCCCACCTTTGTCTCTCAAAGTTAGTGGGACAAACCTAGTAGCGTATACGTAAGCATTATTAACTTCAGAAGGGTATCGCTTACCTGTACTTCGATAAGCCGCCCTCTCCATAACTGTGGGCCCACGCACTATAACATAGTTGCTAATAAAAGAATTAGTAATACTACCTGTAAGGGTTCCTTGTAGCTTAACCTCTCTAGCCTGCTTCTTTAAATAAGCTTTCAATGCTCCAGTTTTTACTCTGGCAGTTTTAGATAACATCTCATAAAAATATGCGACTTCTTCAAAAGTTATACCATTATCGTAATTTTCATATAAGTGAGATATCTCACCTTTATACAATTTATAAAACCTAGAGTATAGAGCTTCTTTCGCTCGCTTATTTTGGTCAGTAAAAGTTATATATCTATTTACAGTAAGTTTTTCTGCATCTATTTTTGCATCTTTTACATAATTAAACTTCATTCTATATGGAACTTCTGGTTTAATGCTCTGCTCTTTAAATAACTCCCAAACCTCTTCTCTTGAAATAGGGGTTAACCAAGTTTCCTTAGTTGGATTTCCAGTTAAATACTTGTTATATAACTTTCTAAAAACCTCTTCTTGTTTACCAAAGAAAGCAGTATGCCCTATATCGTAATAACCGTTTCCATCACACGCTGGACACTTACAAAATAACTGGTCTTCGCTCCCTTCTAACTTCCAAAAGTCTATAAAATCAGACACAAGAGCGGCTGTTGGAGAAATATCATCTTTAGTTTTTGCACGTATAGCAGAGTTGATTTTAGCTGCGGCAGCTTTATCAATCGCTTTTCTATTATCATCATAGAGTTTTTTTGATTCAGATATAAGCTTTCTAGTGTTCTTTAAATATTTAGTAATTAAAGGAGTAGCAACCTTATATGTTCCACCCTTATTTTTCTCTGTAGAAACTGGAGTACCAAATAAATTAGTTAAAAAAGATGCTGTAGACTTATCAATTTCTAAAGAATGAAAAATAGCTAGTTGGTTTAAGAACTCTTCTTTGCCCTTCCCTTCATCTTCTACTATAAAATAAACTCCGTAACCACCGCAGTAACCACATTTATACTCAGATTTTGTTTTATGAATACTAGCTCTTAATTTCTTTTGAAACGCTTGACCGAGAACCACTTGTCCATAATCTTTTTGCAAACTTCCACCAAACTCAGCCTTATAATTAGCAGGGCCTAGTAGGATTAGTGCAAGAGTTTCCTCAGCTTTTTTTACAGTCTTAGTACTCTTTTTTCTTACCTTCTTCTTTTTCGCCATTTCTAAATACCAATTCTATAAATAGCAATTGCATCATATATTACTTTAGGAAACTGAATATCTTTAGGGGCTAATATTGCCTCTCCCCCAGTTGAAATCATTATTTTATTATCATCGTATTTCCAAAGATAACTTAGCATTTTAATTAATATTTGGTCAATCTCTTCTGGAATATTTGAAAATCCAGCTACATATTCCACAACGAGCTTGAAAGCATTAATATTTGACTTAAAAAACAGAGTATCATTAATAGCTTGAAATTCCGTAATAAGCTCAGCAGTACTACCAAAAGTACTAGTTGCTTCTACCCTCGTAATACTAACTACGGGGCCACTATGTAAAAAGGCTTTAGTACTATCAAAATTAGTAAAAATATCAATATGTGTAGCCTCTGAAAGCTCTACTCTAGTAAGCTGGGTAAATATCTTTTTTACTAATGCGTATAACCCCTCAACTTTCTCATCTAAACTATCATCTTCTTCAGATATATTTAAGGCTACTCTTAGTTCTTCAATAATCATTAGTAACTCCTTTACGTTAATGTATTTAAAACAGCACACAATCCTATAAAGATTGTGTGCTGGCGTTAACTACACTAAACTTAATTAGCTAGTAGGATTTTTACCTACAACGACAATAGCATTGTTAAGCTGGTTAGAGATAAGAGGGAACAAAGGTCCGAACCCTACCCGAGCACTAGATACCATGCAGGAGGTCTGAGATGTAATAGTTTTATCAAATTCAGTCATTACACTCTTCATTTTAACACCAAAGAACTTAGTATTAAACATAGTAGCAGCGTAAGAAGCAGCCCCAGCAGTACTAGAACCAACAGCATTATCGTTTACTATAATACTAATACCACGAACACTACCAAGCTGACCATTATGAATTGTAGCCTTAGGACCAAACTTATCAACAGGAGTAACGAGGTCATCATCAACTAACTGTAGGTATTTATCAGAGTTAAGAACTAGGATAAGATCGCTAGCCCGAACACCATATTTACCAAGATTAGCCCGCATTGCATCAACATCAGCAACTGTAAGATCTTTCTCATCAGCTACACTAGAAGTACCAGCACTAGCAGCGCGGCCAATAGCCCAAGAAGCTAGTCCACGGAAAGTAGCAGTAGGAGTAGCAGCAGAATCAAGAATCTGCTTATCAATACCAGAAGCGATGCTAGCTACGATACTAGTTTTCACAAAAGGTAACCATGCAATAATATCTTCTTCGTTAATTACATAATTATGGTCAATACGACTAAAAATAGAGTAGTAATCCATAGTTACTTTATCTGGTGTAAAAGATTGATCACTAGCAGCAGTACCCCAGGCACTAGCTACTTCAGGTCCAAAAGGAATCACATCAGTAGTTACATCACTAGGAATCTCACGGAAAAGTGGGTAAATACTAGCTTCATTCTTAATATCAGAAAGCAAGGACTTCTGAACTCTGGTTGTAAATTGGGAATCAAGAGTTACAGATTTCAAAGCCTCAGGTAGCATTTCAAAAGCTTTAGTCTCATCAAATTTATCATAACCAAAAAGCTGCTGACAAATCAAGACTTCTTTATATGCTTCCATATTATCGTCGATTTCTTTACGACTTAGAGGCACACTTTTAACACGTGGAGCAGCTTTCTTAACTGCTTCTAATTCTTCAGTAAGCTCAGTTTTAACAGCTTCTAGAGCCTTTTCTGTAGCTTTAATTTTCTCATTAGCAGCTACAACAGTTTCAGATAAAGTTTTAATACTTTCTGCCATTTTAGCCTTTTCTTTAGCATCCTTTTCGGCTTTAGCACGTGCTAGCTCTGCAGCTTTCTCTGCTTCTAGACGGTCTTTTTCAGCTTTAATGGCCTCTAACTCACTCTTCATTTTTTCAAGTTCTACACT